TCAAGAAATCAGTACCGGTGTTAATATTTCTATTTTTCTAGCCTCAGTTAAAAGGGAGGCAGCTACCAAGGCGGCTAGCCCCCCAATGGTGTTTAGATCTTCAATATCAACATAATCAGCAGCTAACATTTTATCGTAAAACAACTTCAGGGGTATATTGACCAGCGTTGCCGACAACACCGCCACCTGTTCATCAGCTGTAAATTTATCTAAAAAATTATTGCTTGAAAATTGTGTCTGATAAACCAGCACAGCTGGTAAAGGATCTACCAATGAAGCAATACTGTCACCGCCTGACGGATTAGCCGCCAAAGCAATTACACGACCGTTGTAAGCTAAAGGATCATACGAGTTAATATAATCAATTAATGTTTGGCCATTATAATAAGCGCCATTCTGAATGGGCACTTCAAGCTCGTAAACTTGGCCGCCATCAAATTCAACCGATATTTGACCTGTTATTGAGTTAAAACTTCTTATTGTGTAAGCCATGTTTTTACCTTATGTGATCGAACCATTGCGCGTGCCCGTCGCTACCCATGTGATGAAGCTATCGCCTGATATTGCGTAGCCACCCGCACCGCCTGGGCCTTTATAATTACCTGTAATGCCTGCCCCCCCGTTTGAGCCATAGGCTCCACCGATGCCGCCTCTAGCCTTGGAAGCGCCACTCCCCGAAGAAGTTACAGTGTACGAACCTCCGCCTGCTGTAGCAGATCCAGCGTAACCACCCGCACCAACAGACGGCCCGTTATTGGCACCGCCACCACCGCCCGCGTAAGCGGTAACAAATGTATTAGGAAGCTGTACTAAAACGGTAGGGCCAATCGCACCACCGCCACCACCACCACCGCCGGCAATACGATTGTTATTAGTAATGGTGATAGGGTATTCAGCGTATATACTGCCGCCCGCTGGATTTCCTGCCGAAGCATAACCACCCACACCACCTCGACCGACAATAACGCCACCATTTACCAGTGCAATTGTTGATCCCACTGGGAAACTGTTGCCGGTCATAAAGGCTGGCGTTCCGATAGAACTAGAAGCTACGGTGATACCTGTTTCAACAACAATCGTCGCATCAAGCTTGGTAGTCTGATCCCATCCTGCGGCAACCGCTTCGTTGTAAACGTTGATCTCGTTACGATCTACTAAGACCGTCATTTGAAAAACAAATTTTGAGGTGTAAAGTAAGTTAGATCCTTTGTACACTGCTACGATCTCAGTCGTACCTTTGTATATGTCGCCAACCTCTGAGACATCTTTAAAAATAGACATTATCAGGCTTCGATAAAATAAAGCGTATTAGCATTAGGTGTTAAAGCATCATATGCGGTTTGCGTCCCCGTCCATAAACTCAAAGTGCCGCTTGCGACTCTGACTATTTTAGTATCTGTAGCTTCTTTTCCATCGATCAACGTTTGAGTCGCAGAGCTAACTACCTTGTCAACATCCGCTGTGTTCTCAACATTATTATAGGCTTGGTCAAGCTTAAACTTGACCACCCAAGCCGTATTGGCTGCATTACGCTGTTTGAGATTGCCGGACGTTGTATCCGCCCACCACATATAAGCAAACATTACCGGCGGCTCTGTAGCGCCAGCCGATAAACTTGATATGGCGGGTAAAGCATTATTCAGATCAGCCCTAAATGACGCACCACTCTGATTAGCAATATTTAAGTCGTTTTGGCTCATTAATAACCCCTACAAATATAATCAAATGTTCTGGAAATGGCTGTACCAGATGAATTTTTAAACGTAATGTCAAACCCTGTTAAGTCGTTATTTGTGATCTGGTAATAATCACCTGTTGCCATGTTAAGCACGGTGATACCTATCACCACTTGTGATGTATAGGCTAGGCCATAATCAATAGATTTAACTGCTGCGCCACTAACAATGCCACTGGCCGACTCGTCCCGATCTGGCATATCTACAGTGACGGATAAATTAGTGACTGCTACGTTATGCGTGTCAGTGTCGGTTGATAGTAAGCATCTAAACTCAAACGCCCTCGCGGTGTAATCACCGATCACAAAGGGCTTCCACGCCTCGAAAGAGACGCTGTCATCTGACTCGCGCACTTCTATTGAAGCGTAGGCATCATCTATCACGTCACCATCCACGCTTGACCAGGTATCAAGATCTAATCTATCGTCAATTAAATCACCTTGATCAAAACCAGCGCTCACTAAATTAGCAGTAAGTCTTGATGTCTGCACCGTGCCTAAGTCAACGGCATTAGCAAAGGTATATATTCCTGATAATGACGTGTCAGTTAGTATTAAATTGCCGCCACCATCTAGCTGGACATTTGATTTGACCCCAGAAAAACTAGGATCTTCTGTCACTGTTTCTTTAAAATTCAGCGCCAATACACTGGCGGCATTAGTTGTTAATGTTGCAGCTGTGTCGCTGGGGTTGCCGGTCGAATCAATCCATTTGGCCATGTAAGTACCGACAACCAATGGCAGCACAAACGAAGTAGCCCCCCCAGAAATATTATTGCCAATATCAACCGCGCTAGACCAATCCGGTGATACCGTTTCCGCTGTATGACGGATCTTTAAACTACCACCAATTAACACGTCCAAATCTACTGCCATATCAACAGAGAAATGCGCGTTACCTGCAACCGCCATCATATTAAAGCCTGTCACATCTGCCGGTATAATCCCCAACGCCAGCACTGTCAAAGTGTCGGTCGTCGATCCTGATTTAGCGCCTAAAGCATCAACCGATATAATATTAAACTCGTAATTTCCAGCAGTCACAGGCTCTAAATCAATAGAATTGCCTGATGAAGTAATTTTCTGCCAATTACCCTCTTCTCTACGCCATTGCACCTCGTAATGATTAGCTGTTCCCGTCCAGCTCACATTGATCCGAGTGCCGACAATTGAAGAATTAATCATATACAACTCTTCTGTCAGCAATAAGTCTGTCGGGGTTGATGGATTAGATTCTAATATTGATGTGATTTTAGGATCTAAAATAAGATCTTGCTCAATAGCCAAATATTTATCTGATCGATATTCAAGTGCCGTGATCTCGATATTAAAATCATCCACTTCTTTAACGCTTAGTACGCGCCACGACTCAAGCTCTAATGATGACGCGCCCAACACCCAGACCGAATTATCGAGTGGTATATCGGACAAATCAGTAGCTAAATCAATCACACTGGCGACCATAGTGGAGTTCAATACTGTCCGACTTTCAACCGCCCCATCAGGCAGTGTTACCCACAGGGTATAAACACTTGAACTATCAAACGAAATATCTTGATCTAATGTGATTTGATTAATAGTCGCCGCTGTTATTCTACCGCCCATCCGCACACCAGCACGCACAGGATCTGAGGTGCTTATCACTTCGCCAACATTGACCAAATTACCATCCAATCCACAAGCAAATGACACTGTTTCAGTCTCCATTCGCTCACCGTAAAGGATCGCCCTGCCAAACCGATGCGCTTGGCCTCTTGATGTACAGCCAACCGCCGTTACACTCGTTTGGATAACGCCATATTTTTCAATGCCATCATCATCAGCTACGTACTCAATAACCTGCTTGTATAGTTCTTCTGGATCATTCCATGTCACCAATGCCACGGTATGTCGTGTCTTTAAACTTGAGCCTGAATAATTAAATACACCATCAATAACGTTGGCATCAGTAAAAATAGCAACCGGATCACTAGGCGCGTCCTGAACAGCAGTGATGCCACCACCCGCCCAATAAGTCATCGCCCTAAAAGCGCTGGCCATTGATTGTAAAACAAGAAAAGCCTCTTCTCTTTCTTGAAAATAAGCATTAAAGGTAAATCGAGGTTCATCACTACCAAAGCCATCGTCAACCATCACGTCACAATATTGGGCAATAGTGTATAACGCCCATTTATCTATCTGACTTGCTGATAAAAATGCCCCTAAGCCGTACCGTTCATTAGCGCAAATATCGTAAAAACACCACGCAGGATTGTTAGACCATGCCGTTTGGAACGTGCCATCCCACACACCCGTATAAACCCGCGTTAAAGGGTCATAATTACTAGGGATCTGCACTTTAATACCGCGAATATGATAGCC